ATTTCACGTGGCATTTGTTTGGTGTGTTGAATTAGATCTTCAATTTGTAATGTTAATGATAATTGAGAATGATTAGGTTTATATAATTCTACATATCCTTCTAATTCTGTAAAAATTATTTTTCCATCTAATTTCAATATATTAGTAATTTTATCTAATCCATTATTGGATGTTGACAAAATATGTGAAATTACATTACAACCAGCAAACCATATAAAATCATAAATTCTATCATTATTCTCTGGACATGATGGAAATCTATTTTCTAAGATTAGTCCATTACAGTATGTATAAACTGGATTATCTCCAAAAATTTCTTTTAAATTTTGATTTTTAGGACGATTAAAATCTTTTCCTACAGGATCTGAACAAATAACAAGAACTTGTTGAGGTTCCATTTATATATATATATTATAAATTAAGTTCATATAATTTAGAGTTTAAAAGTGCGCTATTTGTATTATAAGATTGTTCTGATTTTGATTTTATATTGCTAGATTTAATTTTATTACTTTCTAAATTATTGAAATACAAATTTTCTGATAAAGTATCTTTATTTGAAAAATCTTGTATATTACTATTATTACTAATTTTTTCTAATTCTTCATTAATATTCTCTATATTTAATTTATCCTCTGTTACTAATATATTTTCTTCACTAGACATATCTATTTCTTGATAATTATTATCATCTGAATCCATTTCACTTAAGTTATCATTATTTAAATTTTCTTCAGAAAAATAGTTCATTATATTTTTTAAATTGTATTTATTATCAGATTTTATATCTGAACTATCTATTATTATTTTTTTACTAGCTGAACTTTGATTAATATCTTCTACACTTTCAGAATTTAATTTATATTTGGCAGATCTATTAAGAAGTATAGATTGTTCAGAACTAGAATTTTTATTTAGATTATTATTTCTATTAAGGCTTGTATGTCTTTGTAGATTAGAATTTTGCAAAGAACAAATTTGAGTAAATTGTGATAATAAATCCTTTTTAATTTCAAAAAGACTTTGAAAAGTATTTTTAATAATTAAATTATTATTTTCAATATTTGAAATTTTTTTTAAAACCATAGTAGAATATTTATAAGAAAGATAAGAAGAATATTTAGCTAATTTTAATTTATCATATTTACTAACTTGTAAAATATTTTTAAATAAGAAAATTATTACTTGATAAAAAAAAATCATTAATTTATCTATATTTTCAATCATATCTTTTTCATTATTAATATAATCATTCACAAAATTCAATAATTTAATCATAACTTCTATATTTTCAGTAAATTTTGAAACAATTAAATTAAATTCAAATTGTCTATTAACAACATTGTAATTAATTGTAAATATATATTTTTTTATTAATTCATTATTTTTATTATTGAATATGTAATTTAATATATCTTCATTTTTTAATGTTTTTTTCTCATTATCATAATCAATTATTATATAACTACTGCTTTGATCATCGTAATATACATCTTCTCTTTTTTTTTCTTCATTTTGTGTTTCCTTTTTTAATTCAGCATCAAATATATTACCTATTCTATCCTCTTTTACTATATTACCTATTTTATCCTCTTTTACTATATTTTCTTGTATAAATATATCATCATTTTCACTTTCTTGTTTTTTAGAAAGTGTAAATATTGATGGTTTAGCTACTTCTGTTTCTAAATTATTTAGAATTTTTTCATTTTCTATTATTTTTAGATTTTCATCTATATTTCTTTCTTCAAATTCTTTATCACTTTGAACTGTAGTTATTTTTTTCCTTCTTATTAAAGATTTAGTATTTAACATATCTGATTAATATAATAAAATAATATTTTATTTCTAAATATTATTTTATAAATTCAAAAAATTATATTTTTAATTTTAAACTTTTGGAGCTTTTTTAAGCTCATTATGGTATTTATAAACAATATCCTTGGATGTTCCATCTCCATTTTCAATTGTTACCTTTACTGGGGATTTAAGTAAAAGTCTCTTACCTACATATTTATACTCCTTGTGAAAACTATTTCTAGTACATTCTTTAATAGTGAATGTAATATCAATATTTACACCCTCCTTGTTATCAGTCTTTTTCATATCCTTAATAATGGAAGAAAATGCTTTATTTGCAGCTTGTTTAGGCTTCTTTCCAGAATATCTACCACAAATATTGTCATTGTAATATAACTTAAAGTATCTTAATTTATCATCCAATGATTTAGATGGTTCTTCAACTGCTTCTTCAACCTTCGCTTTTTGAACCTTTGCTGCCGCCTTTACATTTTTAGTCTTAGTTTTAGCACCTGCTACTTGAGCTACTACAGCAGTTGTAGCTACTTCAGCTTTCTTCAAACTTTTAGTTGCCTTTTTAACTGGTGTAGAAACAACTTCTAATGGTGCTACTTGAACTTTCGTTTCTGTTCCAGCTTTCTGAACAGGAGTTTTTTTACCTTTTACTGATTGTGCTCCTGCTGTTTGTGCTGTTTGTGCTGTTTGTGCTGTTTGTGCTTTTGATACTGTTGCAACTAAAACTGGTTCAGTAGTCTTCTTTGATTTTACAGCAGTAGCTGCAACAGTAACAGCAGCTACTGTGGCTTGTGCTTTTGAACCCTTTCCATTTTTAGTTGCATTAACTTCAGTATTTTTATTTTTAACTTCAAGAACGGTTTCTGGTTTTAATACCATATTTTCAGTAACAACTTCACTTTTAGAAGCTACAGATTTCATGTTACGTTGCTTAGTAGGTTTTTGTTCCATATTAATAAGTAATATACTTTTTAAAATTTTAAATTATTTTAATATAATATATTAATAGGTAAAATAAAATTTATTTTTTTATCAATTAATTAATAAATGGAGTCAAAAATATTAAAAAAAAATCAGATTATAAACTGTAATATTTTACAAAAGGATTATAAAAAAATAAGCAAAATTATAACAAAACTACAGAATGTAATTATAACAAATGAGAATATATTAATATTTTCAAAAAATAGTTGCATGAAAAATTTAAATGAGATGATTAAAAAATTAAACGAATCATATAATCAATCAATTATTGATATATTTTCAAAAAGCAACAATACATCATTATCAGAAGAAAAAGTTATAAATAATAATGAAGATGATATATTATCCGGAAAAAAAAAAATAAAAACAGAAATTTCATTAGATTGTAAAAATGATTCATTATATTCAGATATAACAGAAATAAAGTCTGAAATTTCAATAGATGATGATAAAAATTCAGATGAATCAAGTGATAATGAGTCAGATGAAGAGATTAAAATTAAAAAAAAAGTACAGTCAAAAAAAATAATTAAAAAAGAAAAGAAAAAAGAAAATAATAGAAATAATAATTATGATTTATTAAATTATAATTTACAAATTATAGAAGATATAAAAAAACTATTAATTGAAAGTATTATAACAAAAAATGAAAATGATTATAAATATAAAGAATTAATTAATTTGGCTTTTTATGATCCATTAAAAAATATTAAAGAGCAGATATTATTATTAGGTAAAATTGTTGGATTTACAAGTATTAAGGATATATTATATTTATTATACAATGTTAATGATATTCATTTAGTTGATGAAGATTTAGAAAAATTTAAATTAATTAATAGAATATTATGTCCTTTAAATTTTGAAATAAAAAACATAGAGAATATCAAAAATCATAATAGTTCATTAATGATTAGTAAAATAAATAATTCAAATTATATAACATTATTTAATAATCAATGTGAATTAAAATTAACTATTAAAAATAAGATATTATCAATAAGTGGATATATATTATCTGATCCATTAAATATTTTTATAAGAACATCACAAATATCAAATAATTTTTTATATAAAAAAAAATCATTATTTGAAAGTATAGTTAATTTAATTGGTCATACAAATAATAATGATATTATATCAAAAGATAATTTAAAAAAAATACAAAGTATTAATAAAGATTTTGCTGATATATATCTTAAAAATATGACTATTATTGAAATTTTTATAATTAATGAAGACCAATTTATTGATTTAATGATAAATGATTATTATAAATTTATTGAATTAAATAAATTACAATTTGTAAAGTTATTAAAAAATTTTACAAAAGATGTACACGATAATATCTATAATATGTTTAATACTATTAAATTATTATTATTAGGAAGTGAAGAAAATTGTTCTATTGCTAGTCTTTTATTTAATCTTTTAAAAGATAAAAAAAGTAAAAGTAATGATTGTATAGCAAATATTATTTATAATCAATTAAATTATATAGCACAACTCAAATTAAAAAAATCATCTTTTAATATTAAAAAAGAACTAGAAAAAATTAAAGATATTACATCAGCTGATATAGATCTTAAAAAACAAGTTTTACTTTCTAAAAATATGCCTAATCATATTAAAAAAATATGTTTAGAAAAGATTGAAGAACTTAAAAATAGTAGTAATGAAACTTATAAAATTAAAATGTATGTATCATTATTAATTCAATTTCCATGGCCTTCTGATATTGATGATAATTTTTTTAAAATTTTATCAATTAATAAATCAAAATCAAAAGAATTTCTAGAAAAAACTGAAGTAAATTTAGATTCTTTAATTTATGGTCATAAAGAAGCAAAAAGTAAAACATTGGAAATGTTAGGTAAAATTATATCAGTTCAAGGATGTAATATTCATCCTATAGGTTTAGCGGGACCACCTGGTGTAGGAAAAACTAAATTTGCTCAAGTTTTAGCAAAATGTTTAGATATTCCTTTTGTTCAGATAACATTAGGAGGTCAAAATGATGGAGAGCTTCTACATGGACATGGTTATACATATTCAGGAGCACAGCCTGGTTTAATTATAAAGAAAATGGTTGAAGCATCGTCCTCAAGGTGTATAATGTTCTTTGATGAATTAGATAAATGTGTTGCGAAGAATGGACAAGTAAATGAATTAATGAGTATATTAATACATTTAACAGATCCCATGACAAATGGAACATTTCAGGATAGATTCTTTCAAGAAATAACATTCCCTCTAAATAAAGTTATATTTATATTTTCATTTAATGATATAAACAAGATAGATAAAATTTTACTTGATAGAATGGAAATATTAAATGTAGAAAGTTATAATATTAAAGAAAAAATTCATATAGCTACTGATCATTTATTAAAAGATATATGTAAAGACGTTGGGTTTATGTCAAATAGTATTATATTTAATAAAGAAATATTAACTAAAATTATAGAAGAACATACGTTTGAACCAGGTGTTAGATCGT